CGGCGCTTGGATTTAATCAATTGTTATCAAATCAACAAGCCATGGATGCGCAGCGGCAGTCTGTGTCTCAAACTGCTAATATTGGGTCGTGTGGTTTGATTGGTATATCTAACGGTTCGGATGCTAGAGCTATGGGTCAAAGTAATCATTACATTCCATACTTAGGTGGGTGGTGCGGATGAAAAAATATAAATCAAGCGACCTAACTCACAAGCGAGCCGAAGTATTAAAAGAGGCTAAGGCTAACGGTGTAATTATTCAGCAGTTAGAGACTAATGGTGATGTTAGGCAAGAGTTTGTATTAATTAGTAAGTCACAATGTGATTGCTTGGTTAGTGGTTCTAAAGGTACATTGGGTGTAGGTGATTATTATGACTAAAGCAACAAATTCACACAATGGATGGAAAGCTAAAGATATTAGGTTAATCTTACTTACCAAACCAGCAAAGCAGAAGCGATCAATTAAAAACTGGCAATGGTTGCACAGCGCAAAAGAAGCGGCTGAATTACTTGGACGCTCAGTATCAGCAATCAAGAACCAGAGAATTATTTATTATAACGATAAGGGCGTGATGTAATGGAACTACCTAAAGAGCTACAAGAAGAGTTTAAAAAGATATTTGGTAAGGGGTGATTTATGAGCAACAACAAATGCAGTGTAAACTTTGAACAAACCACGTTAAACGAAGGCGATAAGTTTACCATTGGCGGGGTATGTACTGATTCATTAGGTCGGAAGTGTATCGGCGGAAAGCTAGAAAATGGCGATGATGCAATAGGTGACTTGACATTAATAGTATTTACGGCTCAGGTGACTAATAAGAAAAAAGGTGATTTATGATTATTGAAATATTAGAGTTGCTAATAATGTTAATTGGTTCGCATTTTATATGTGATTACGTACTACAAACAGATGCTATTGCTACAGGTAAAAACAGATTGCTCGACCCTGCAAAGTTTGGGGTTAATTGGTATTACTGGATGACTTCACACGCTGTAACTCATGGGTTTGGTGTTGGCATTATAACGGGTAGCGTATGGTTTGGGCTTGCTGAGTTCGTTGCTCATTGGCTGATTGATACCGGTAAGTGTGAAAAGTATTATGGCTTACATATTGATCAATCATTACATTTAGTATTTAAAGTCTGGATAGTTTACGCCTACATCTCATAGGTAGTTAATGAAATCAGAATGCAACAAACCACTTTAACGAGTGGTTTTTTATTGCCTAAAATTTAGCGAATATAACCAAGTTGGATATTTGACTAAAAAGTGGTGTATAATGCTATCACACCTTATGCGGTTAGGTGAATTTACCCGCAGATATCGTTACACTACGAGGATAATTAAGTGGAAAATCTATCTCTGAAAGAGCTAAAAGCTAAAAACGCTGATACTGAAATTGTTAATGAAGATGTAAAAGTTGCTGATGTTAAGGAAGATGTCAAAGATGAATATGTTGAAGTTGATAAGTTAGGTAAAGCGGTCGAAGTAGAATCAAATGCTGAATTGGATGAAGCAATTGATAAAACTGAAATTGAAGGCTGGATGCAAACCGAAGACGCAGAGACTTCGGATGATGAAAAGAAAGGTGGTTTTGTTCCAAGTCATGAGGCAGCAAGTAGGCGCAAAAAAGCAAAAGCTCTACGCGGTGAACTTAATGATACACAGGACGAAAACCAACAGTTAAAAGAAAAACTGGCAGCGTATGAAGCAGGTAACGCACCACAAGTACAGAAGCAAGACGAACTAGCACCTAGGCCGACTAGGGAACAATTCGATTTTGATGATGATGCTTATGATGCAGCCGTTGATAAGTGGAACGACCAAAAGTTTGACATGAAATTAAATGCTCATAGTCAGACCCGTGAAGCTAAAAATCAACAGGAAAGCCAGCAAAAAGCGCAGCAAGAAACTTTTACTAAGAACCTTGATTCTCATTACGATAGAGCGCAAAAGCTAATCGATGAAGGCAAGATTACTGATGAAGCATTTAGAAATTCAGATAAGATTGTTCGCCAAGCTATGGAGAATGTTTTTCCACAAAATGGCAATCGACAAACTGACGCACTTATATCAGCACTTAATAGTTTAGGTGATGACAGTGAAAAGGTTATGTATCAGCTAGGGGTTAACCCGGCTAAGTTACATGAACTTCAAACTTTACTAAGTAATGATCCAAGCGGTTTAACTGCAATGGGTTATCTAGGTAAATTACAAGCTGGCATTAAAACACCTAAAGCTAAAAATAGTCAGGCTCCTGCTCCTGGCTCGCATGTTGAAGGTGAAGGCGGAAATGATGGCAAGGCGGGTGCATTGCATAAGCAATATACAAACGCTAAAACCGTACAGGAACGCATTACATTAAAACGAGCAGCAAGACAGCAGAAAGTTGACACTCGTAATTGGTAAACAATAAGGTAAATTAATCATGGCTAGTACAGGTAAGATAGCAGAGGTTCTTTTTGAGAATGCTCTAGAAACATATGATCATCAAATGCAATTAGCGGATATGACGGATAATTTTAAACCTGATCCGGGTATGTTCCAAAATTCAAATAACGTTGTTTGGCGTCCAACGCAACAACACGCACCAGTAATTGAAGGCTTCGACTTAACCGGTCAAGAGCAAGATATTATTGAAGAAACCTACCCTGCAATTTTGGGCACTCCTACGAATGATTTTGTTAAGCAGCGTATCGATCAGTTGCGTGATATGTCTTTCTGGGAAAAACGCGGTAAGCAATCTGGTATGCGTCAAGCTACTGAATTAAATAAACGTATTGCTAACTTAGTTGCAACAACTGGTTCTTTATTCGTTCGCTCTAATGCTACAAGCGGTTACCCGTTTATTGCTGAAGCTCAAGCGCTAATGAACGAACGCCAAGTTTCAAGTCAAGATCGTTGCTTCTTAATGAATGATCGCGACACGTTGAAGTACTCAAGTGACTTAGCAGCTCGTCAAACATTGCAAGGTCGCCCTGAAGATGCAGCATGGTCTAAAGGTCAAATCGGCTCTAACGTTGCAGAGTTTAACGTTTATACTGGCTCTTATTTGCCAACTATTTTAGGTGGGGCTGCAGCAACTACTGTTACAGGTAACCAAAGCTTTAAGCCTGAAGGCGGTAACGTCGACGCAACAAGCACTATCGTAACAAACGTTGATTATCGTTTAGCGTCTATGCCGGTAGCTTCATCAGCTGGCTTTGAAGTTGGTGATAAATTTACTATCGGTGCATTGCAGGCTGTTGGTTTGGCTGATAAAACTAACACAGGTCAATTAATGACATTTACTGTTGTTTCTAAGCCTAACGCAACTACCATTAACTTTTTCCCTAAGCCTATTGCAGCAGATGACGCAGCATTAACACTTACCGAAAAAGCATATGCTAACGTTGATACAACTATTGCTAATACTGACGCAGTTACTCGCTTAAACGTAGACGCATCCGCTAAAGCAAACATCTTTTGGGCTAAAGACTCGATTGAAGTTGTTGGCGGTGATGTTCCTATGGAGCTTATGGCTGAGTTTGACGGTATGAAGGTTATTAGCGAAACACTAGCTAATGGTCAGCGTATGTATATGGTTTATGATGGTAACATTGCATCGTTAGATATGCGTTTCCGTATCTTTACTTGGTATGGTTTAACGAATAAGAACCCAATGGCTAACGGTTTAGCATTGAGCTTCTAAACTCGATTTAATTGATGTAAAAAGGTGGCTTTTGTCACCTTTTTTTATTTGTGGTAAAATTAAAAAAACAAAGAGGATTTAATATGTCTACATTTTTACATAACTTGGTTGATGGCAAACCTAATAAAATATTAGCTGAAGCGATAGATGTTCAAACTTATCTGAATAATGGCTATTGCTTTACCGCCGAAGAGCTAGAAAAAACTAAAAAGAAAACGGAAAAAAAAGCAACAAAAACACCTACCAAAGATTAAGGCCCTAAAATGTCTAAAACAAAAATCGAGCATATATCTGAAGCTTTCGATTATTTGAGAGTATCAGGCTTAACATCAGAACCAACGCCCGCAGAAAATAGCAAAGCATTAACTCGCCTTGAAGATATGATGAATACTTTTCAGTCTAGAAATATTTGCTCGGCTTATGTTTTTGAAACTACACCAAACTTTAATACTGATTCAGAAGTTGATGATGCTTTTAATGAGGCTATCGCCACCTGCTTAGCTATGCGCTTGGCTCCTTCGTTCGGTATACAGTTAAATGCTGATATTAAGCTTTTAGCTAGAGCTGGCTTGTCAAATTGGTCAGCTAGAGCTGGCAAAACTAACCAGATACAACCATCACGCAGACAACCAAGAGGCTCGGGTAATAACTTTAGGTTCTCTAACTGGAGTAGGTTTTATAGAGGCGATGATAATGCGCCTATTTCGTGTTCAACATTCGATCTTAAGTTTGAAGAGACTGATTTTTTCGGTGTTGATTTTACTAACTACTTACTTGAAGGCGCAACGATTGCAAGTTATACAGTTGATAGCACTAACGGTGTTGATGTGCTGAATGACGTACAAGACGGTAATGTCATTAACCTAGAGTGCAAAGGCTCTGCAAGTGGTTATCAGACGGTTACAATCACAGTAACAACGTCAACAGGTAGAATTAACCCGCAGGTTGTTAATTTTAATATAACTTAGTTATAAATTTGTTATACTTGTCTTGCAACGCTGTCGGGGCGTTGCACGTAGGGCGCGTCTTACACCCAATAACAAAACCCGACAAACCGACCCCGACCTAGTTTAAATATCCCCGACAAGCATGGAAGCTTATTTTTTGGAGAGTTTAAATTATGTCAACATCCTTACCAAGAGTCTTTTTACCCGCTAATACATGGGTGGACTTATACGCAGCAACCGGCATTGTCGCTGGCACTCAATTAATTATTCAAAATACTGGATCTGACGAGGTGATACTTGTCGAATCAGCAACAGCACCAGAAACAAACTCTACGGGCTTTAATTTATTGCCGGCAAGGGATTTTTTTACCAATGCCGCTGCAAATGTTGGTGGATGGGCTTTTTCTAAGCAAGGCTCTAGCCTTCAAGTAGAGGAGGTTTAACATGGGTGGCTTTAGACCTTACGACCCTAATTCTAATGGTGGTGGCAGTGGCTCAACTGGTCAAGGCTTTATTGATTATAACGACACATCCACAACAACTACGCCCTTAGTGTTAACTGGTGGCGTATGGACAACATTACCTAATGATGGTTTAGGCGCGTTCTCTAACGATACATACAAGCCTAATGGTATAACTGAATTGATGGACGTATCAACGGGAGCGATTGACCCTACAGAGTTAACGCTAGGTAATACCCTGCTAATCCGTAATGATTATGTAGTTACGCCAGGAACAAACAATACGCTACTAGAATTTAGATACACACTAGGTACTGGCGGCGGGGCTTATACTTTAGAGAAAATCATAGGCCGTTTAGATAGTGGTTCAGGTAATCCATACAGATTCTCTCTAGTGCCTGATTTGATTTACATGGG